GAGGACATGCTTGCATTAAAAGGTCATGCCTGCCGAAAAGGTTCAGACGGTATTGACCGGGTATGTGCTGCGGTATCAGCATTGACCTGCAACCTGATCAATTCGTTAAGGGATTTGACTGGTGACAGAATCTGGGCAGATACAGGTAGCGGTATGACGGTAATTGAATGGGAGAATCTGTCAGATGGAGGTAAGCTTCTGGTGGATTCGTGGTTTCTGGGACTTGTAGACATCAACCAGGAATACAAATGTATAGAATTTCAGTAACAAGCACCTGAGAGGGTGTTTTTATTATGTCCAAAACATGAAGACAGAAAAAGCTCTGGAAAACACTCATATTTGGAGGTAAGCATGAGAAAAAGAATGTTTTTACAGCTCTTTGAAGACGGCGGCGGAGCTGGCTCTGGTGGACAGGGTGGAAACGCTGGAGCAGGTAACGGCGGCCAGGGAAATGCCGGTGGATCAGGAAACCAGGGATCGTACAGTTTTGCACAGGCAGAAGAGATTGCCAATGCAAGGGCAGACAGAGCCGAAAAAGCGGCGCTTCGTTCTTATTTTCAGCAGCAGGGAATGACAGAACAGCAGGTGAATCAGGCAATTGCTGATTATAAGGAACAGCAGAAAAAGAATCAGCCAAATGTGACACAGCTGCAGCAGGATCTGGAAAATTCCAGAAATGAAGTCCAGCAGATGAAGAATGAGAAGTTCTTATCCGGAAAAGGTGTCAAAGCAGACGATTTGGACTATGTGACTTACAAGGTTTCCAAAATGGTAGACGATAAAACGACATTTGAAAAGGCAGCAGAGGCGTTTCTGAAGGAGAATCCGAGATTTGCCGGTGGCGGTTCTTACCGTATTGCAGATTCTTCAGCAGGTAATGTTTCAAATGGTTCGGGTGGAAGCATGAACGCTTCCATCAATGACAGGATTAGAGCTGCCGCGAGAAGATAATGGAGGTAGAGGAAATGCAGAATAAAAGAATGAATTTAAGATTATTTGAGACAGATGCAAACATCATTGATCGTAGTGGAGCAGAGTCTCTTATCCCTACACAGGAAGCAACTGAGATTGTCCAGGGCACGATTGCACAGTCAGCTGTACTGTCAAGAGGACGTAAGCTTGCAAACATGACCAGCAAGCAGTATAAAATGCCGGTTCTCGATATGCTGCCAATCGCATATTTCGTAAACGGTGACAATGGAGCTAAGAAAACCACAAAGCAGGCATGGGACAAGAAATTTATCACAGCGGAAGAAATTGCTGTTATCGTTCCAATCCCAGAAGCTGTGCTGGATGATGCGGAATACGACATCTGGGCAGAAGTAAAGCCGAGAGTAACAGAAGCTTTCGGTAAGGTTATTGATTCTGCTGTGCTGTTCGGAGAGAATAAGCCGTCTACATGGAGAGAAGATGTAGTATCTACAGCAACAAAAGCAAATGCAGTGGTTACATTAGGAGCTACGGACAGTCTGTATGACAAGATCATGGCAGAGGATGGTGTGATTGCAAAGGTTGAGGACTGCGGATACTTCGTAAATGGTCACATGGCAGATATCTCTATGAGAGCAAAGCTCAGAGGTCTCAAGAATACGAATGGCGATCCACTGTTTAAACAGGATTTACAGGGAACCACACAGTATGCTCTTGATGGCTCTCCGATGAACTTCCCGAACAACGGTGCGTTTGATAAATCAAAGGCTCTTATGATTTCCGGAGATTTCTCACAGCTCGTATATTCTATCCGTCAGGATATCACATTCAAACTCTTCACAGAGGGTGTTGTACAGAACACAGACGGAACTATTGCATACAACCTGATGCAGAATGATATGGTCGCTCTTCGTGCTGTAATGCGTCTTGGTTGGGAAATTCCGAACCCGATCAACGCTCTTAAGACAGACAAAACAAAGAGATGCCCGTTTGCAGTAATGAAAGCCGGCGAGTAAGGGAAGGTGATGATCCGTGCAGACAACGTATGGATATTATGCAGATGAATATGGCGGTAACATCATCCCGGAACAGGACTTCAAGAAAGCCAAGAAACAGGCAGAGGCTTATATCCGGCATTTGACATATGCTAGAGGAAATATCTTCGCAGAAGAAAATGAAGCGGTGAATGATGCGGTCTGTGCTGTAGCTGAGATATATTATAAATACAATGCACAGCAACAGGCCGGTACTTCGCCTGTTAAGTCGGAAAACAATGACGGGTACAGTGTAACCTACGTCACAGAACAAAGTGACGGAAAAACAGCGGAAGAGGTAGTGAAGAAGAAAGCATACGATGCAGCATATCCATATCTTCTCCCTACTGGGTGGCTGTCGAGGAAGGTGGCGATGCAATGTGATCACAAATGCAACGATAACTGTCTATAACCACAGGTACGATCCACTCACCCGTTTCGATACCTGGCATAGAACCATTATTGAGAATGTGCATGTATATGTTGATCACAAAGCATCCGTTGGCGATTCCGGACTAAACAGTGCAGAAGTATATAAGATCCGTATTCCTACCGATGTAGAGAATGCGGATCAGTATCTTCCGCCGGAAGAATATGCGAAGCTGGAAGATCCGGAAGAACACTGGACCATTCAGACAGATGATCAGATTGTACTCGGCGAGTATGCTCAGGAGATTGAAAGGCCAGCTGATCTGAAAGACGTGCGGTTGAGACATTGCAAAGTGTTGTCCTGGTCAGATAACCGGTTCGGCGGGTTACCGCATTGGAGAATTGAAGGTGAGTAAATGGCACAGAAAAAGGAATTTCGAATTACAACCCCTCGCGGAAGTGTGTTTACTTCAGCTGATGCGAATGGAAGCGTAACGGCAAAAATAGAGTGGGCACCAGGATTTGCGCAGCGAAAGGCTGAGAGCTTTTCAAAAGCGCAACAGTTTGTTGATTCAGAATGCCTGAGGTATATGAATCCACTTACACCAAGACGAACAGGATTTCTGATTAAATCAGGAACACTTGGAACAGTGATCGGATCCGGAAGTATCGAATATTTAGCGCCTTATGCCCGCCGGCAGTATTATGAAAATAAAAGTAAGCCAAGATGGTTTGAAACTATGAAAGCAAGCCATAAAGAACCAATCCTGAAAGGAGCAGAGAGGATTGCAAGAGAGTAAAAAACCGATTATTCAGAGTATCCGTGATTATGTTATGCTGAATCCGGATATTGATGATCGAAAGATAAATATTGATTATTTAGGTAATGGAATGGAGTATTCCATTGATCCGATCGGAGCGGATCCTGTCTACAAGAGATACACAGATGGGACCTGCTTGAAACAGTTTCAATTCGCATTCACAAGCAAGGAAGCGTATGACGGTGATGCCAGAACTGGTATTGCTAACAGTGGTTTTTATCAGGCTTTTGAAGAGTGGGTCGAAAGTAACAACATGAATGATATTCTCCCAGAGCTGGACGGGCACGATGCTACCAGAGTAGACGTGCTGCAGTCCGGCTATTTGTTTAGTGCAGAGGTTGACCTGGGGCGGTATCAGATGATTTGCAGAGTAATATACAGATAGGAGGTTGTATCATGGAAGGAGATACAAGCAAAAAGAAATTAGTAGGCAGACATAAGCGTGTTGCGTTTATGGATGTTACAGGTGACGGTAAGACATTTACCAGAATGACAGGATTCACATCGCTGTCTGATGGGAAAAATTCCACAGAATACAGTAGGCAGTACGTAGATGAAGCAAGTGAAAGATCTGATGTGGTAGGATATGCACCATCTATGGACTATGAGTTTGACTTATACACGAACGATGCAGTACAGAAAAAACTTGCAATGATCACGGACGATGAACTTCTTGGATCAGACGCACAGGTAACAGTGGTGGTTGTAGATCTGTTCGATGAGAAAACAGGAGGAAGTACGACTTGTACTGCAAGAAAACGTGACTGGAGCGTGATCCCGGATACGGAAGGCGATGGAACGGATGCACTGATCTACAAGGGAAGCTTGAAAGCAGCCGGGGAAATCATTAAAGGAACTGCCACAACAACAGATAGCTGGCAGACATGTACATTTACAGCAGAGTAAAGATAGGAGAGTGAGCCGATGAGCCTTTTTAAATTTGGAGATTTTGAAGCGGAAGTGGATTTTACAGATGCTGATTTTTTGACGGACTTGGAATATGCACAAGAGAAGCTGTC